TTATATTTTAAGAATAGCCATCTTCAAATTATTTTCACTTGTATGATCTTTGATTTCTGTAAATCCAAATTTTCTATAAAATTCTCTTAATCTATAAACATCTTCATACTCTATCCAAATATATGAACCACCAAATATGTTCGCACCTTCTAAAACTTTCTCATATGCTAAAGATAACAAATCGTTTCCATTTATGGATTTTGTAGCCAATGCTTCTTCAGAATAATTTTTTCCTATTTGAGCAATTAAGTATCTTTGTATGATTAAATTGTCATTTCCACTGTGAGTTTCACCCTTTTGATATAACTTCTTCTTTAACGTGTTTGATATTTTATCTAACATACGTTTTGTAAAAACTAAGGGTTTATTGCTAATTGTAAAATAGCCAACTAGTATTTGTTTGCTTTTGAATTGTGAAAAAACTAAATGAGTTCTAGACAGGTTTTGTCTATCAAATGCTATAGACTTATTTTTCAAAAATAAATCAACATCGTGCGCTGATTCACTTCCTGAAATTGATATTGTCTCAAATGAATTTAGTATATTTAAAACTGAAGGTATCTTTCGCTTAACCTCTTGCTTATCACCTGTTAACAATTCTGAAAGTGATATTACTTTTACAGTCAATTACTTCGATAGTCCTTCAATAGATTTTCAATCTCACAAGTTGATTTTATTTTAGTCGCTTTTATGTTTGTTTTGTTCACATTACTATTATTTTCGTTAATCTCCATTGCATCTATTAGTTTTTGCGCTGATTTTTTTGTGAATTTATAATCTGTAGTAATACTTATTGTAGCCATACTACTCACTTCCTTATTTTACTTCATTTGACAACTAAGTATACATTTTATACGTTGTCTTCTTGTTTACAATGTATCATGAAAGCATCTTTTCGACAATAGATTCAATAAATTTTTTAGTGTATATGATTTTACACTTAAACCAATTTGTTTCTTAGCATAAAAACACCCATACTGTAACTAGTGTGGGTGTTTTCAAAATGCAGACAGCTTCTTACTACAATACGCAAGTGAGTCCTCTGCAAAGCCTAATTGATTACCGGAAATCTAATTACATTACAACATACTAGAAGAAACTCCTTATATACTCAAAAGGTATACTAAACTTCTCTATATAATTTTAACATTGAAAAAGCCCCCCATTATGAATCTCAATAACACATCAGCACATAATAAAGACGCCTCTCATAAGTTTAGTCAACTAATGGAAGGCGTCTTAAATTAACATATTTTCATACGCTCTAATATTTATTTGGAACGAATCATACTCGTCTATCATGGAATGTTCTAGTTAGTCAAAACTATAAACAGTTTTACATCATTCCTGGCATTAAGGGCGGTATGAAATAGATATAAATCACATACAAAAATACTATTAAATCAGTATCGTGTATTCTTTATACATTCAATTTTTTTAGTTTTTTTATTTCATTATGACCAATTTATGACCACCAATTATTACACACATAAATCTCTATAAGTATATTTGCAATGATCGATATGATTATCCATATGATGATTTTTCATTGCAATATAATGATTCTCTCAGCATCTTATATCACCTAATAAAGTTAATGTGAAATGTTAAAATTGATAAAACAATATAAATTTGTGCACCCAACATCACTTCATAATTAACGTATTCAAATACGTATTCACTGCCTGCAACGTGTGAGATTATCTATGATATAATCGGGATCAGAACCAAACGGATTTGCAGCTTTTAACTTTTGCGTAAATATAATTATTATAGTTTTTGTAACTAATTAATTTAACTAATTAATTTAACTAATTAATTAACTTAAGGATTTCACCTTTGTCCATGTTTTTCAAGTCTCTTTTACATACTTTAACCAATTTATTAGATACAGATGCTGTAGCCATAGAAGTATTTTCAACGTTATTAGACACCTTTTTATCAACCGAAATATATACGTCGGCATCATCGTTAGAATTAAAGACAGATTTTGAACCTTCCTTATTCAATACTCCAACAGATATAGTTTCATTATATGCAGCTGGAAATTCTTGACCTCCAAAAATATCGTTACCGTTAGCTGCTACAATAATAATACCTTTTCCATGAGCCTCTTTTATCTTTTTATGTAACTCAGGGTAATTTTTAGTAAATCCATAACTCATATTTATAATGTCTACATCATGTTTAATTGCCCAATCAAGTGCTGAAATAGTATCCTCCACTCTTCCGTTGCCATAACGGTTCAAAACTTTAGCATCATAAATAACTATATCAGCTCGATACTCTATAATCTTTGAAATTTTATTAGCGTGTACGCTATTTCTATAGTTATCTAAAGTGAAATCACGAGATATTACATTGCTATTAATAGCTTTCTTTTTAATCCCTGTATCTAGAACTGCAATTTTAGTCTTTTCCTTCTTGCAATTATAGTTCAAACATATGAATATAGATGATAAAATTAGTATTATTAATATTAAATAAATTTTAATCAATTTCATCGCTTACATCAAACAAGAGGTTACTGTATTTTTGGGAGTAATTTGTATATGACTGCTTATTTATAAAATATAGCCAAAGCCCCCTATCATCATACAAATGGTACAATATGCCTCTTTCACTATCCATTAAATATATATCTAAGTAATTATCTTTTTGATTAATCGTCGGGAATAAACCTTTAAAATCTTGATTGCAAATCGCTCTCGCTAACTTTTTATAATTTAAATCCTTCAAACTCTTATTTTTAAAAGCAAATACATAACACTGGATGCCTTCATCGTTAATATATTCTTTAAAACTCGGCGTTTCGTCATTATTGAAATAACTAAACTTTTCTTTGAACCTAGTTTTTTTAAATGAATTTCCATATAAATAATATACTAGAACTATATCAATAGTCTTACTTTGTTGAAATAAATCTTGTAAAATTTGAATTGCATTTCTATGAATCTTTGTAAAATAATTTTTGTTAAAGCTTTTTCCATCATCTAAAAAAGGATATTCACCTTCACTTAAATCTAAATGCATTGCATTTTCAACTTCAGAAAAATTCAAATCACTTACTGACATACAATTAATAATATTATCCATTTTTTATATCATCCTATTTACGAAGTATTTTTCCATCTTTAGTTAAAGTGGCTTTTCTAGTACCACTTTTATCCAACAATTTCCAATACGATCCTCCATGAGGCTCCCCTTTATTCCTTGAAATTGACCACCCAGTTTTAGGATCTCTATAGACTGGGTTTTTACCCTTTACTTTTTGAGTGAACTTTCCGATATCCACCCCTTTACTAGTTAGAAGTCTAGAGTTTATTCCTTTCGCTACTTTATGCGTATTTGATTTTATAGCGTTATTCACAGCTTTTTTACCATACTTTTTAATAGCCCATTGAATACCATACCTTGCAGCCATTACTGCCACTACTACTAAAGGCGCAGCAGAAGCTTCAGCCAATCTTGTATCAAATTCATGCTCCTCACCGGTTGAATTATCTATTAAAAATCCAGCTATGTCTTCTTCATCCGCATAGGTTAAATCAATTGTATAATCTACTTGTTTAGATTCTTCTACATTAGAGATTTTTCCAGATAAATTAATGTCTCCTGCATTAAAATCATTAGTTAATACAGTATCTAAATTTATTTCATTATTATTTATTGATGTAGAAAGACGTGATACTTCGCCAATTTTATTCTCACTAATTTTTGTATTTTTAACGCTTTCATTTACTTCTATATTTTCTTTGATAATTTTATTAGATGCATCTGTATTTGAACTCCCAACCCCAGATAAAATCAAGGATATTATTATTGTACATATACACAATTTCGAAAAATAAATTTTCATATTTACCCCTCCTAGATATTTTTAAATATCATAATATATTTTCAATATTCTTTCATATCTATAAATTAGTAAATATGCAACAAAACAATTTAAATATATCTTTATACTTTTAGAGTGTTTGCACTCTTGAAAAGTATTATCACAAAAAGCCTTATACTCTGTGCAAAATCAATTCTATCAATACATTTTCAAAAACACTCACTTATTAAATAACATTTTATAAAAATGTAAGTTTGACTTAATATTTTTAAACTTTTAGTTAACACCTCATTCCATCACATCCGATTATATTTACTTAAAACAGGACTGCACCATTTTATTAATACTTCTAGACTAATAACCCCAAACAACTATAACTGTAATATTATATATTCCTATTACAAAAAAGACAGGTACCGAAGTACCTGCCTAGAGCATTCCAAACTATTAGGAGCGCAGGCTATTAAAAGCGAGCGCAATAAATACTATATCATATTCTCTATGTTATTGAAACTAAATTAATACCTTTAATTCCTAAGAAATAAGTAAGGACGTTGCCCCTCCCGTTTATACAATACCCATAAATAACATCTATATAACTAATTTATGCAATTTTACAAGGCTCAAAATTGAGCTCTGCCGTTAAATTCATAGTCTTTTCATCTGGCGTTTTATTTTCGCCGTTTGATGTAATGTGTTCTTTGGTGCATTCTGGTTCAAAAAGAGTTGCTTATTAGTATAAAATACTTGCGCCCATATATCACACTGGTGGGACATTTAATTCTGGATTTTCAGCTATTTTCATAAATCTATTAGCTGATAATTAGCTTAATCCAATTTTTCAAGCCATAGCCTAAATTCTCCATGTACCAAATCATTCTCTTTAACATGTTTCAATCTTCGGCCAATCTCAAAGATAGATTGACCAGCGATGTTTGAGATTATATTTCACGAGGTCACATTTACAGTTAAAGTGTATTTGTGCGTGGTTCCCATTCCTCACTGCAACACAAAGCGTTTCTAAGCGCATAATATCCTTAACATACTTAATAGATCTAATTAAATTAATGACTCTTAACATTTAAGAATAATATTCTAACGCTTAGGCAAAAAAGTACTATTTTTAAGCCTAGCCGTCATAATTATCTAAAAACTGAGGTGAATACTATGTTAAATACTATAGTTACATATTTCTTTATCTTTATTTTTGTTTTTTTTCCTATTTTCTGTATATTCTTTTTTGTAATTACTTTAGTTAGAGACTTAACAAGAAACTTCAACAATTTAAAAGTAAAATATATTGTCTCAACCCATAATAAAACTGGTAAAACAATACTTGAATTACGTTACTTTATATGGGAACTTAGAAAGCGTAAGTATTTTATAAATCTCATAATGAACTCTGAAGTTATTTATTTAGATGGAAATATACAAATTACTAGAGGTGTGTACTATAAAGACGTACCGCCATTAAATAATTTCAAAAACAAATCGTTTTTTCTTAAGTCTATACGAATTTTTGAAAAATAATATCAAAGCTACCAGAATAGGTAGCTTTTCACTTTGAACTTCATATAATATTAATTGCTATACATCCAAGTAACTTTTATTAAATCAATCCTCTAACGGAATATCATCCACAATCACAGTATGATTAGGGTTAGCGTTAGATACATCTTTCACTGCCTTATCTAACTCCTCATCTTCTCCGTCCCATTCACCAATATTAATGAATATAGGCACATTCCCGTTAATATCACGCTTATCTGTAAATAACTTATGGTATTTACCCAACATATCACGAGCTTTTAAACGATCACTTGGCTTAATTGGTACCTCTATCAGTTCAACATGTTCATTATAGACTAATTGTACTTTGCCACTTTGTGGATTCTCTTTATATTCCCCACGCTTGACCACAACTTCTTTCGTTTCTGTTTCGTCACCGACTGCCGCATTCGTAAGCACATGTAGTAACTCTTTTGCAGTTAATACATTCTCATCTATAATCTTATCTTTTTGTTCTTGTATATATTGCTTGATGTGTGGCTTCTTTAATAACCTACACCCTGTCACATGTGCACTATTTGCGCTATAACCTGCTTTTATGGCACTTTGTGTCACATTAAGTGTTCTTATATACTCATTCACAAAACGCGCTTGCTTTGCCGTTAACTCACTCATTCTATCACCTCCACAATTTTATCTAATAAGGTTTCATACCATAATCTTACAGATTGTTCAGAACAATCTAAGACACTACTAATATCTTGATAACTACGTCCTTGTATTAAAGAATCGAAAATATAAAACTCTTTATCATTAGCTACTCGGTCAACAATCATTTCTAAGTGATTCTTTATAATATGATCATCAACATTATCGTCTGTCATCCATTCATTAGAATTTTCATCACCTATTGAAAAGAATTCATCAGTATTTATATCATCATCTATTAATACATCACTTCTAGTTCGCTTATGATAATCACACACGAAGCCTTTTATTTGCTTTTTATCCATTGTTACACCACTTTTACATGTGAAGATTGATGATAAGCATTTACTCGTGCAATCTTGCTATTTTCAATTGCTATATTTCTTTGTTTTTGACGTTCTGAACGTTGTTTAATACTTGCTTGATACAAATCACCCTGTAAGCGTTCAATGACGTTGTAGGGCTTATATCGTCCATTTGAACGCATATATTTTACAACTTGCTTCTGCTCTCTTTCTGTATAATGATTTAGTACCGTTTTCAACAACACCATATTACTTATAGATCGATTTTTATAGTTTTGTAATCTTGCCTTTGTTTCAATAATTTTGATAACTAGTTTTTCAATTGGATATGAGACAGACACGACCCCCATTATTTCATCACATGTTGTTGTCGATGCACTCATATGGTATATACTTTCAATTTGGAATTCACACATCTTAATTTTCTTATTAATAAATGCTGGGTTAAATTGCGTTAATAGTTGATAATCAGATAATTTATTGTCACCATTACGATAATATAAACAATTCTTCGTTTTAAGCAGTTTCATTTATTCACCCCTATAAACAGAGCCTACCCGAATTGGATAGGCAATCATTGCTATTTAATAATCCTGTTTTGCTTAGCTAAATTTTGTAGCGTTGTACCATATTGCTTTTGCTTAGACTGTTCTGATTGTTGTAACTCACTTGAAATCTCCTGCATATTGTTTTTAATATCCAAATCAACTGCATTTATTAATAGATTTGTATCTTCTTCATTTAAACCAAATGCATTTGCGACCTTTTTAGTATTATTTAACTCGTATTTTGTTTCCATTTAATTACCCTTTCTTTTTAACGTTTTAAAAACAACTTGTTATTGTGTTCGTATGGCAAATCATTACCATTAATATATGATGTAAATATATTTTCTCTAAAGTAGCCATTCAATGCTTCCCTAGCCTCTTTATCATCATATAATTGTTCTTGACTATAAATACTCGCATATTGCTGATGCTCATCTTCATATCTATCATTAATATCTTCTATTTCATCAATGATCTCATTATATGCATCGACTACCTTTTTTAATTTACCTAAAGCTGATTGTTTTTCTGATTCATATAATGATGACAACTCGCTTTGATGTTTTAATAACTCAATTGTCTTTTGATATTTAACTTCTTTCGATACACTTTTCTTTGTCTCTAAGCGTTTATTAAGTGCTTTTAGTTTCTTTTCATCAGCATCTGTTCCTTGATATAGGTTATCTGCCTTGTCATCTTGTCCATCCATGATTAACTGTTTGTATGTGGACTTATCTAACTTTATTTTACTTTCCAATGCATTACGCTCTTGTTCCAATTCTTGTATAGCCTTGCGTTGATCTAATACAAATTGGTTGTATTCTTTAAAGTACGATTCAGTTTTCATTTTTATCCCCTTTACACTTCAATTCGTTTCAAAGCTTCATAGCGTTTCATACTGCCATCAGCTAGCTTTTTAATACTTATCATCGCTTGTTGCTTTTCTTGTTCTGTCGTAATAATGTAGTAACCACGTTCACTAGGTTTATAACTACATCCGATAGGATAGCCATAATCATATACTAATGAATTGATTACTTTTCTTAACCATCGTTCATTGCTTGAATTATATTCATATCCTAATTGATTTAAGATTTTAGTTTTAGTAATATACTTATTGGACGTATTTTTTATCACATTGAAAACTTGCAGGTGTTCGGTGGGTAAATGATACGTCTCTTTTTCTACGATACCTTGCATTTCTACACCTCTTTCTTTTGATTATTCCATACCTAAATTATACCATTTTTACAGGTCTAAAACAAACTTACGTTCGCTTTGAGTCGCGTTTTATCAGTTGTTTAGCTTGTCGCATATAACGCTTATAAAACCACATTAAATAATTAATAAAGAGCCTTTTACATCACAGCAATACAGAACTTAAGTTCGATATAATAGAGCGAACAAATTGCGAACAAACTTAACTTTTAGACTATACCAAAAACACAAACTTTAGCTTGTATTAGCATCACCAAAATTCGTATACATTGCTATAACCTTATTATTTTTATTAGGAGCCACACACTACATGTGACCCCTCATAACATTATTTACTCAAGCTATAGTAAGACGCTTTTAGATTATTCAATTTACATTCTAAAGCCTTGTAATCCTCTTGTGTCGCATTCTCATCTTGTACAAACTCAGTTACTAATCTCAACCCCTCAACTAACTCTGGTGCTGGTTCATTGATTCCTGTAGCTAACTGATACAACATTTCAATATTCGCTATCACATCAGTATTACTCGATTGAATGCCCTCAAGTGTATCGGTATCAAATCCATTTTCTAGGTACTCAAACACATCACTATTATTTGATTCTGCATATGTTTGTAATCCATACATAAAATACTCATCTTCAAATAATTGACTGGCCATCATATCACTAATAGAAAGCTGTTTACCGTCATGTAATTCATAACCTACATAATGACCTTCTATACTTCTTATAAGCCCCTCAGTGTGCTTAGGTGACGCTAATTCAAATGATTGCCTTACTTTACAATCTTTAATATATACATGACCGAATAACTTCCCATTCATCATCACGTATGCCATATCAAATGGATCATTGTATAACTTAAAGCAACATGGTTGCACTTTACTATGTTCTAATAATCCTGTGTAGTACCTTAGTAACGTGCCTGCTCGTGTTTCAAATTGGTTTACAATAGTTTCTATGTTCATATCACTTACTCCTTTTTATATAATTTAAATAACTCTTTAATCTAGCTAGCACTAATTCAAAACTTCCTGAAGCTATAACTTTGTAACTTGTTCTTTTATTTAATTTAGGAATATAACTCTCACGCCATGCAGTCCAAGTGTTATCAATATATTCTAAATAAACCGTTGATAAATAACTTATTGAACAATAGTATATTTCGTTAGATATACCAGTTATTAAACCAATCCTTTGAGCTTGTTCGTCTAAATTGTAATCCTCTTTAACGGCTTGCACTTCTAACAGTCGCCTCCCAATCTCTCTCCGTAAATACATCGCCGTTTTTATTATCTCCAATCAATACACGTAACGGCTCAATATCTACGTTACATTGAATCGCATAACTTACTGCTTTATATAAATCATTGTTCCTATATTCACTTTGACCGTCTATAATGCGTTGATATGCACGTTTTCCTTCTCCACCTTTGCCAATTCTTACGTGACTAAAACTATAATTAGGTAGTGCTCGTCGAATGGAATATGGCTCTAATACTTGTTGTTTGTAATTACCAGCTTTAGAAAATATTCGTTTCTCAAACTCTCCTTGATACTCAGTTACATTGACACCGTTATGAGCGTATATACCTTTAGCTGTTTGACTACCTGCAAGCACAAAATAATTATTGGGATGTGCTTTGATATCAACAGACGGTAAATAACCTATCTTCTGACCGTATTCGATATTGTCATGCTTTTTAAATATGATGTGTTTTCCACCACTAGCGGTTGTTTGTACTAACGTATTTTGTGCATTGGTAACAAGTTCTTCGTAATATGGTATTTGTTTTAAACTCTCAAAACCATTCTTACCATCATCATGATTTACATCAATATCGATACACCATACACCACGTGTTAATACACCCAATACATTTGTTTTATGATAAATATTAGAATGATATTCAATGAATTCATCCGTTATATCTTTATCAGCAAATGAAACAGTTGGCTTTTTGTGATTGTTAAGTGGTATCACTTCAATATTCTTTTTCAATAATTGTTTTGCTACATGATAACCTGTCATTGTATACCTCCTTTGTAGGTAACCAGTAACTCTAATAACTCTTATTTTTACCTATATCATCAACAACATCAAAAGTTATCGATTAATGTTACAGTAATAAGAGTTATATAGGTTACCAATTGTTACAACGCTATTTTTAGAGTTACTATATAAGTTACCTAGAGTTACAGTAACCTTAGTGTTCAGAAATTAGTTCTAAAGCCATATTAAATAATTCAATGTTTCCAACTTTATGAACTTTTGTATTTACCCCGTCTATTTTCTTTTGATTATTGATACTAATGCCAATTTTCCTCATATCTTCTTTAGCGTTCTTGTAACGTAAACTTGAGTAATCTTGTTCTATCAAGCGTTGTAAAGTTACATCGCCTGCTAATATAAAGCCTTGTTTTGATAACAATCTGATCATAGTAATTTGAGTTTCAGTCAATTCATCTTCATTAAAATAATACTTGAGCGTTACATCCTTAAATTTAAATTCTCTTCCATTTTCTTTTAAATATTCCAAACTCGCTATTAAGAATGACACTGACGCAATAACTGAAATGTTGCCATTAGGTTGTATATAATCCCAATAAGGCTTAAAGATCTGATAACGTTCTTCATCAGTTTCATTTATGGGTCTATCCTTTAGCGATATTTTAACTGTTCGCGTTGTATTGGCTGTAATTTCACCAGTATCGACACTTTCATTTGTATCTAGTATTAATACGGCGTTATTTTTAAATGTAAATGCGTTTCTTCCAATGCCCCGTCCAGAAATTGTTTCACCTGTTGCTATTTTTCTTAATATGCGCATCATTTGTTTAGTGATTTCACCTGTCTCATTAGCATGAGCTATATCTGCACCGTAAAAATTCATCCACTCATTTGCCGATTCAAAACCACCAGAAATAAGGCTATCAAAATTAACTTTGTTCACTGTCATCAATTTTTCAAATGTAGCCATAAACAAACCTTTTCCAGAACGACCAAAATCTTTAAGTAAAAACCACTTTTCTGCTTGTATCAATTTCATTTTTCGATACATTGTATAAGCGTGTGTTAGCATTAAATTGTTTTTACTCTTTTCATTGTCAGTTACTAAATCAAAGAAGTTTCTGGGTATTTCTAAATTGATATCTTTAATATCTAGGTCATATTTAATTGAGTAGAGCTCATCACTTTTTAATTTTTGTTCTGTAAGCGTTAAATTTTGGCAATCATATACCCAGTCATTACCTGCAATGCAATATGGATAAATCTTAAAGTTATGAGTTACATTTAAATGTTCGCGGTAAAGCTCTAACATCACATCTAAGAAATCATCAATATAGTACTTGTTATCAACTGGATAGGTTAACGCAAAGTTTGTATTGTCTATCACTTCATACTGGTTATTCTTAACTATAATAAAGCAGTCTAGTTGTTTTGAATAAATGACCCTGTCAGAAATTAGATCAGCTATAAAACGTGCATAGTTATGAAAATGACTAGTTTTAAACGTAGATTGTTTTTCTTCTTCACCATTTTTATCAACAGTCTTGATATTGACGGTTCCATAAACAAGCCCAATTTCTTTTGGTTTTATGGTATAATCTAAAGTAAGATTACTAATATAATCACCTGCAACATTATCTTTTTCTCGGTGATATACATTTCCTTTGTTATTAAAAACTTGTCTATCTGTTGAGATTGATGCAAAGTTTATACGCTTGCTTATCTCTTTTATCCTAGATAGATTAATCGTTGAAACATAATCTAATTTAGAATGAAATTCGAAATGTTTTTTATAAAGTGATACTTCGTCCATGTAGTCATCCTTTCGATATCATTTTATTTTTGTTAATATATTTACTAGTATTTATTTAAATAAATACGTAGTGTCTATGCGTCATCTGATTCTGTCGCCAAACTTACATCAGATGATGCTTTTTCTATTTCATGAAATTTTTGTATAAGTTCATCGAACTCTTTTAAATAAACCTGTAATAACTCAACTGTATGTTCATTTTGTATACGATGTTCTAAATAGCTAGCAGAAAAATTAATATGTTCCCGTTTTGTTTCTAATTCATTTTTTACAAATCTATCTTCAACAAACCAAGCATGTTTGGTAGCTACATCATTAATTTTTTGTTTTATCACTTCAATGTCACACATTAAATCTTTAATTTCCCAATTCATTTTTATTCTCCTTTCTCTAATTGAAAATTATTCTTTAATTCTTGTGCGCACCATTTCATTATCAATTCTAAGTGCTTTTCACGACTGATCTCTGAAACCACTTCAATACCATTAACATATTCTGTGTGTTCGTAACTTTCCAAATTATTCATGACACTTAACTCAAGTTGATAAACCAAGTGTTCTATTACTTCTTTTTGTTCATTATTCATTTTCTAATCCTCCTGTTAAATTACATCCTAAAGTTATTAGCCAAGCATAAACGCTAAAAGCGACATACATGTTAGATATTGCTAGTAATAAAATTGTTAACAATGAAACTAAGCAGATATAAGCTAAATACATTTTCATTGCCTTGCCTCCAATAACTTTTTGATATTGACTTGTTTAAAGTCGTTACTCTGGATATTCATGTGAGCAGTAAGCTGTTCCATGAATTCATCTACATCAGACTTTTTGAATCTGTACGTAGATCCGACCATATAATATTTCATGCCATTATTAATAAGTAATTCTTCAATAGTAGGCTTACTTAAATTCAGATAGTTAGCCAACTCTTTATAAGTCATAAAATATTTCTCTTTCGCTAATTCTTCTACACGTGCATTAATAGCTTGTTCAAGTATCTCACGGGCTTCATTTTCATCAATATTAATATCGAACATTGGTTATGTCTCCTTTCCATTATTATCAATTCCGAAAAATTCATTAGGTGTAATTTCAAGATACTTACAAATTTTCATAATAGTAGACGTATCAGGGTTCTTAGTTTTTTCATGATACAAACCGTATAACGTTGTTTTAGCTATTCCAGTACCTAAAAATACATCAGCTATTGAAAGTTTTTTAATAGCTAGAATTACTCTAAAATTATTTTTCATATCGACTCACTCCTCAATAACAGATTATTGTTTTATTTTTTCGAACTCTGTTATTAATGTCATTGTACGATTATAAATAATAGTTGTCAATACTCAAAACTATATTAGTGAACTCTGTTTTTTTTTAGTGACTTATAGTAAGATGAATATAAATACAAATAGAGGTGAAAATTATGATTCAAAGTAGACTATCTGTATTGATGGCTGAAAGAGGTTTAAAAATCTCAGATCTATATGAAGAAACTGGTATTTCAAAAACTACTTTAATGGCAATTGCTGAAAATTCTGGTAAAGGAGTTCAGTTTGATACTGTTGATAAGTTGTGTAATTTTTTAGGTGTCACACCATGCGAATTTTTTGATTATTCGCCATATATAGTTGAAACCAAAAAAAGTGATTTTAGTGAAGGTAACTTACAAGGAATTGAAATTGGAATAAGAAAGCAAAATTATGAAAAATACTTTAACTTAGATATATATGTTGAGAGTGGAAATTCATATGATATACCTTTCAGAAGAGGAGAATTTGATTATTATATCACTTTAGTATTACAATATTCAGACCATTACAATGATAAAGAGTTTTATAATTTCCTTTCTAATATGAACATTTCATTTAGAACAGATTTTATCAATAAATTAATTAAAGAAGTTAAGTTACAATTAACAGATTTAGTTTCAAACAAACAACCTTCTAAGGTTATAGGCGGTAATAAAACAATTCAATTTCAATCAAATGATTACATCGCCTTGAAGTTATTTGCGGATAGTGAATATGAAACTTTAAAAAAATTCCGTATTAAGTAGGTGATTAAATGGCAAGTTATGAAAAACGCGGAAGTACATGGCGTTATCGTATATCACTAGGAAAAGACGCAAAAACGGGCAAATATAAATATATTTCAAACTCAGGTTTTAAACGCAAATCAGACGCTAAACACCACGCTGAAATGGTAGAACGTCAATTAAGAACCGGTGATTATATCGCACCGTCCACATCTACATTTAAACAGGTTGCTAACGATTGGCTTAAACAATATGCTAACGAGGTAAAAGTAAGTAGTGTCAGAGCACGCGAGAAAGCCATACACCACGCCATAGAACGCTTTAACAATAAACCAATACAAACTATCAATAAACATGATTATCAACGCTTTGTAAATGATATAAGCGCACAGTATAGCAAGAATTATATTGATAGCATTATAGCCTCTACGAATATGATATTTAAGTACGCATATGATATGAAATTAATAAGAATACTGCCTAGCGAGGGTATTAAACGACCTAAAAAGAAAGTTAGTGTGGAAGAATTAGAAGATACTGAGATACATAAAAAGTTTCTTGAAAAAGATGAATTATTTCAATTCCTGGAGGTTGCTAAAAATCACCATTCACCCCAAAACAGCTTTGAGGTGTTTTGTACATTAGCATATACAGGCATGCGTGCAGGTGAATTATTGGCATTGAAGTGGTCTGATATAGACTTTGAGAATAACACTATCAATATTACAAAGACTTATTACAATCCAAATAACAATAAAAAGCAATATCAAATACTTACACCAAAAACTGAAAGCTCAATCGGAAAAATTTCAGTGGATCCTCATGTGATTAAATTACTTAAAAATTATAAAACCGACGTGCAGGACACATGGAAAAACGAATTGTATGTAGATAATAATTTCGTTTTTACTGATGTTAACGGCTACCCTCTTGTAATTAAAAAACTACAATTATGGATAAAAGCTATACTTAAAAAGACTGACATAACTAATAAACAAATAAGCACTCATTCATTTCGTCATACTCATTGTGCGTTACTTATAGAGGCTGGTGTGCATATTAAGGAAATACAAGAACGCTTGCGCCATAAAGATATAAATACCACTATGAACATCTACGCTAAGATTACGAACTCATACAAAAAAGACGCTTCCCAAAAGTTTAGTAAACTCATGGAAAACGTCTCAAAAGATTTATTTTAAAATTTCTATGACCAAATTATGACCACCCAATATTACAAACTTTATAAAATCAGCGTTTAACAGTCATTTTACATCATTCCTGGCATGCCACCCATGTTAGGTTGGTCATTATTTTTTTCTGGAATTGATGCTACAACCGCTTCAGTCGTTAAGAACATTGCTGCAACACTTGCAGCATGTTGTAATGCTGAGCGTGTTACTTTAGTTGGATCAACGATACCTTCTTCTAACATATTAACCCACTCGTTTGTAGCAGCGTTAAAACCAACACCCGGCTCTGCGTTTTTCAAACGTTCTACAATAACAGAACCTTCTAATCCTGCATTTTCAGCAATTTGACGAACTGGTGCAGTTAATGCTTTAAGTACAATATTTACACCTGTTTCAATGTCACCTTCAGCTTCAATTTCACTTACTTTTTGGTAAACATTTACTAATGCAGTACCACCACCTGCAACAATACCTTCTTCAACTGCTGCACGTGTAGAATTTAATGCATCTTCAATACGTAATTTACGTTCTTTAAGCTCTGTTTCACTTGCTGCACCTACTTTGATAACTGCAACACCACCTGCTAATTTAGCTAAGCGCTCTTGTAATTTTTCACGATCAAAGTCAGATTCAGTTTCTTCAATTTGAGATTTCAATTGGCTAACACGTGCATCAATGCTGTTTTCGTCACCGTCACCATCAACAACAGTGGTATTATCTTTAGTTACTTCTACTTTACTTGCAGTACCTAACATATCAATTGATGCATCTTTTAAATCTAAGCCTAAATCATCAGTAATCACTTGCGCACCAGTTAAAATAGCTAAATCTTCAAGCATCGCTTTTCTACGATCACCAAAACCAGGTGCTTTTACTGCAACAGCTGTAAATGTGCCACGCATACGGTTTAGCACGATATTTGTTAATGCATCGCCTTCAACTTCATCAGCTACAATTAAGATTGGACGATTAGATTGAACCACTTGTTCTAATAAAGGTAAGATATCTTGGAAAGACGAGATTTTCTTATCTGTTACTAAAATGTATGGGCGTTCTAATTCAGCAACCATTTTATCTGAATCAGTAACCATATACGGTGATTGATAACCACGATCAAATTGCATACCTTCAACCACTTCTAGTTCAGTGTTTAGTCCATTTGATTCTTCAATTGTAATGACACCATCGTTACCTACTTTTTCCATAGCTTCAGAAATATAACGTCCAATTTCTTCATCTGCTGCTGAAATCGCACCTACTTGCGCAATTTCATTTTTATTTTCAACTTTTTGAGAATTTTCATGTAACGCTTCAACAGCAACTTTAACTGCTTTGTCGATACCTTGTCGTAAACCAACTGGGTTCGCACCACTTGTAACATTTTTCAATCCTTCTTGAATCATTGCTTGAGCTAATACTGTTGCAGTTGTAGTACCGTCACCTGCAATTTCATTTGTCTTATTTGCGACTTCTTGAACTAGTTTAGCCCCCATATTTTCATATGGATCTTCTAATTCGATTTCTTTAGCAATCGTTACACCATCGTTCGTAATTAAAGGTGCTGTAAACTCTTTATCTAATACAACATTACGTCCTTTAGGACCAATCGTTACTTTAACTGCATTTGCTAATTGGTCTACACCACGTAACATTGCTTGACGTGCATCTTCAGAGAATTTCAATTGTTTAACCAT